CCTCGAGGCCATCCACCGGATCGCCTGCCGAGTTGCGGGCCGGCAGCTGCCCCGCATTGCTGAACGCCGGCACGTCGTTAAGGTCCGACCAGCCTAGGGCGGGCTTGGTCACGCCCTGCGTTGTGATGGTGATGCGTTGCCACGTCGTGGGCTCAATGCCCTGCGGCTCCGGCAACCCTTCGCCTTCCGGCTTGGCGTCGTAGCGGACGCTCATCACCACGGCCCGCTCGTTGTCCTTGTAGTGCGACAGCTCGCGGCCGTTCACCACGAAGGTCAGCCCACCTTCGATAACCTCGTCGTCGATCTGCGGCAGCGGACGATTGCCCAGATTGGGCCAAGAAGTTGCGTCGTCCAGAATCTCGCCAAAGGACGGGTCTTTGCCGTCCGCAATGACGAGAAACTTCTGCGTGGCCGAGTGCTGCTTAGTGCCCTTGTCGCCCTTGGACTCGGACAGCTCCAGGCTTCGCAGTAGTCGTGCGTCGATAAGTGCCATGGTTACACCGAGATGGTCGCGAGGCCGATGCCGCCACCCAAGCCGGCCAGGCTGGACTCAATCTCCTCGAGGCTCTCGGCCGACTGCTCCGCTGCATCGGCCGTGCGGGCCTGGTCCTTGGCACCCTCCAGCCGCGGGTCGGCCCCTCGAGCAATAGCGTTGCGGAACGCTTCGCCTTCACCCGTACCGACAACGATGGCCTTCAGGGCCTGCGTGCTCGCAGCGATGGCCGGACCAATGGCGCTGCCCGCGGTCTCGCCAGCCGCCACGCCAGCTGCGGCACCGGCTTTCTGCATCTGCTGAGTCACCCGAGCAAACTCGGCATCGAACGCCGCTAGCGGATTGGAAAGGTTCTGAATGCCGTTGCCTAAGCTGTCGGCCGCGGCCTTGCCCCACGCTGCCGCCTCTTTCCCGGCAGCAGAAGACAGGCCCGCCATATTGCCCTCAGCGGCCCGCAGGCTGGATGCCAATCCAACGTCGAAGCCGGGCAACGCCTCTGCGGCATCGGCCATCACCGAGATGGTGTTCTGGATGGCCCATGTCACGCCCTCGAATGCTTTGATGGCACCCTGGATGAACACGCCCACGAACGAAGACAGGATTTGGAACGCCCCGTAGATGGCGGTGACAGCACCCACGACCAGCCGCAGCCGCAAGGCGAAGCCCTCTGCCAGGCTTTGAGCGATGGTCCAACCGCTAGTGTTGTCGGCAAAGAACTTCACAATCAGGTTGGCAACGGTCGCAATCGCCGGAGCCAACTCAGCCAAGAACTGATTGATAAACCCTTGCGTCACCAAGCTCAGCCTGCCCATGGCATCACCCATGAGCGCAATGCCAGCAACTTGGTCGTTTCGCAACTTGACGCCAAGGTTTGTCATTAACGAATCCATCTCGCCAATGGCGGTACTGCCTTGGCGGATGAAGTTCAACAAGCCTTGGCCACTCCGGCCAAAAATGTCGATGGCAGCAGCAGCCTGCATGTGCGGAGGCAGGGCAGCGATTCTTTGAGAGATAAGCTCAAACTGCTGGGCGGTTGAAAGACCGGCCATGTCGTTCATCGTCAACCCTAAGCGCTCAAACGCTTTGGTTGCACCTGGCGCGCCGCTTGCCAGTTGACCCACCATCCGGGACGTACGACGCAGCCCGCCGACCATCATCTCCTGGCTGGCACCAGCTTCTTCTGCCACCTTGCCGAGTACCTGAAGTTCGCCGCTGGCAACGCCAAGTTCTTGGCTTAAATCATCAATAACTTCCAGCTCTTTGGCCGCCCGGCCAAAAGCCGCAAAGATGCTGACCAGGCTTGTGAGGATCAGCAGCGGCGCGAGCAGCGACTTAACAGCCACGCTCAACGCCCTAACGCCAATAGCCGCCACCGTGGCCGAGCGGCCAGCCCCGACAAAGCCGGCCGCCATGGCAGTCAGCCGGCCGCCGATGCCCTGAGCCTGCCCGGCGAATCCGCCCAGCTGCTTACTGGCCCGGCCCAGCCCAGCGGTGAGGCCGCCGGTGCTGGCCGTGATGGAGACGTTGACGCGGCCGAAGTTCTTGGCGGCCATGGCTCACCTCTTGGCCGACTGGAGAATGCGGAACATCTCCTGCGGCGTCTGGCCACGCTTCGGAACCGGCATGAAGTCGTGCGGCTGCATGGCCGGCTTACCCTTGGGACGGTTGCTGTTGTAGTTCTGTGCCATGAGCACCGCGTCCCGTAGCCACTCGTCGCCCCACGGCATCAGCTGGAAGGCGGCCATCCACCGCTCGAGCTGCCACCACGGGATCTGGTCTGCCAATCCTCCTGGCCCTTCGACGTTCCACTCGCCGAGTTGCAACGCCAGCCGGTACAGGAACAGCAGCACCGGCCGGCTTTCTAGTTTTTTGCGGCGTCCTCCAAGGCGTCCGTGTTCAGCCCGTTCAGCTTGAACCCGGCGTCCACGATGGCCTGCACGCTGTCGCTGTCCAGCTCGCCGATGGCGTCGGCGTCGTTGTCCGTGAACATCCGCGTGCCGTCCTCGTTGACGGCCAGCAGGGCCACGACCTGAGCCCGCACGTTCCGCAGGTTCACCTTTCCGGGGATGCCCCCGGTGACGATTTCCTCAAACCGGTCTCGGTCCCGGGCGGTGAACTTGGCCACATGCACCGTGCCCAAGCCCGGCACCTCGACAGGTGCCCGAGGCCGCACGTTGCGCTTGGCAAGAATCTCCTCACGTGTCAAAGCCACAGTCCGCGCCTCCTGCTGCTTAGATGTTGAGGTTGCCCGACAGCTTGATGGTCAGCGTGCCGGTCATCATGTCGTCCTTCGGGGCCGAAGCCTCAAATGACGATGCGTAGCCAAACGCACTCCACAGCGCCGTGGCGGTTCCGCCGTTGGCAAAGTAGATGTTGACGGCCTGGTTGGTCGCCACGTTGGTAAGAAGGTTGACCGGGTTAAGCGCCGGGTCGTGGTGAATCTCCAGCGACAGCTCGCCCGGGTCGTAGTACTCGCTGGCGAGAAACACCTTGCCGCCCGTGGTGAGCAGATGGCTGGCATCGACCACATCACGGCTCACGCCGCCGAGCGAAACGCTGTTGACCTTGTAGTGGGTCGCGGCGCTGCCGACGATGCTGCCGAACGTAACGAAGGTGCCCTGTCCGATGTCTACTGCCATAGTCTGAGCCTCCTTGCTCAGGGTTCTGCGTATGTAACCTCGACCGAAAGATCTGTGCGATAGACCGGCAGCTGCTCGCCGCTGGGGGCGATTTCCTGCTGGTCGTCGTCACTCCTCACGACAGCCAGCCGGATGCGGTCGGTCCGCTTGTATTGTAAGGCGGCCTTTACGGCACGCGCGAGGTTTCGCACCTCGAGCAGGGTGGTTGAGATGCAGGAAAACGTGTACGTCGCCCGGATCAGCGAACCCGGCCCGAGGGAGTGCGTGAACGGGTCTTTCAGCTGCGTCTCGCGGGCAAACACGATGCACGGGAACGCCGTGCCCTGCGGGGCCTGCACCTGGTAGATGCGGCTCCCGGCCTGCAGGGCGATGTCGGCGTCGGCGGCCAGCACCTGGACCAGGGCCTCGTCAATGTGGGTGACGGTTGGCATCTACTTGCCCTGCGCCTTTCTGGCGGCTCGCCTAGCGGCTTCATCGGTAGCCTTGCGCAACGCGGCCCCAAGCTCGGTCTGGAGCGCGTCTCTGATGCTTGGCAGCGTCGAGTCAGCCCACGCTTGAAACTTTCCGGTTCCGGCGAAGCCTTTGACCTGGCGAAAGAAAATGCCACCGCCGTCGTCGCCCCCAACCAAGGCCACCTTGCCCTTCAAGTACGGATACTTTGCGGCCTGGCCAATCGGCACCTTAAGGTTTTGCCGGAACTTCGGCCGTCGCACCTTGACGCCGTTCTCGATCCACCACGCATGAAATCCTGAACGCGTGCCGTTGGTGCCTTTTTTGTCGCCGCGGCGAAACCCGAGCACGGCAGTTTGTGTGCGGCCTTTCACCTTGGCCTCTGTCACCACGCCAACGGACCGGCGAAGGTTGCCGGTAGGACCG